TGGTGTACTCATTCTGAATAACCCTCATTTATAAATAGTGTACCTCTTAAGTATTGAAATTTCTCTCCATTTGGTTGTGTTAATTGAACATCATATTTCAATTCATGTTTATTAAAAGTTGCGGTCTGTGTATCTGTTAGAGCAATATCTACAACACCACCTGTTCTATTTGTATAAGTAATAGACCAATCAGCATATTTTGTGTCTCTAAAGCCATCAGAAGTAATACTATAAACTTCTGCATCAACTGTATAACCTGTCAGATCAATAAGATTGCTGTTGCCATCTCTAAAAGTAAGCGTTAAAGGAAAATCACTTCGTCTTGCAACGTCAAAATCTGCGGTTCCAGCAATAATAGCCATTAGCCAGCCTCCAATGCAGCAACTTTAGTTTCTAATGTTTCAATTTTAACAACTGCTTCCTGTAGTGCGGCAGTAAGAAGCGGTACTAATTTTGATTGATCTATGCCCTGATAAATTGGTTTACCATTACTATCAACTTGATCTTTTGTTCCTGTTATTGCTTCTGGCACTGCTGTTACTTCGTGAGCAAGAAAACCATCAACAGTTAATTCAGAATTATTTTTATAATTAAATCTATAAGTTTTAAGAGTTTTTAATCTTGTTATAGCATCTGTTAAGTTAACAACATTTTCTTTTAATCTATAATCTGAACTAACATTATAAGCCGTTGCACTTCCGTTAGTAGTTATTGAACCTACATTACTACTATTATATTCAAACTCAATTAATTTTCCTGTTCCACTATCAGGTAAACCAGCGGCTGCAAGTCTGTTTATAAATACACAAGTACCTACCCCTGTTCCATTTTTTACAATGCTTACAAATTCAAAACCAGCACCATTATCATTTGAAGTATTGGTAAGAGCAATACCAGCAGTTGTTAAGACATTACGAGTACTATCATGGGAAATCATAGTGCCTTCTTGAGTTCCAACTCCAAAAATTGTAAATCTATCAACACTATCTGTTTTAAAAACAATATCGGCTTCAGTTTCGGTATGTAATATAAAATCGCCTGTACCTTGATGTAATATTTCTGAATTTCCATTTGCTGTCTGTAATCTTTTTATAGATAAACCGCCAGTAGTATGTGTTGTATCAGCAATAAGGTTAATCGCAGAATCATTTGCATTTCCAGTTGTTTTTATATCAAAAGCCGCGTCACCTGAAGCTGGTGCAACTTCAAGTTTGCCTTTTATTTCTGTTCCAGTTGTTTTAAATAATGCTGTATTGACTGAATTATTAGATACGCCTATTTGATTAGATGCACTTCTGTAAAAACCAGTACTTGCTGAGTTTGTAAAAGTATAACTTGGATCAGAAGCAGACCCATTAGGGCCAAAGAAGTTTCCATTAGCCAGACTTAAAAATTCAACTCTATCAGTTGCATTTGCTTTATAAAAGGCCATGCGATCAGATGATGTGTTCGCATACCACATATAGTTATATTTCACTGTCGGCTCACTGCCGTAGCCGTTATTTTGTCGTATTGCTTCAAATAAATCGTTTAAATCTGAACGAACATTAGCTCCTGTATCATTATCAACTACATAATCTGCTGGTTTTGCCATTTTATTTTATGTTTTTCCTATTATACTAGCCCGAACCATAACCAAAAGCACTATATGTGAAATTTCTAGCTACAAAACTAGAACCATTTTTTATAGATACAACAAAATTACTTGAACTAACACTATCAATTGTAAAGAAATCACCTGACTGCATATTATTTACATTTATAAAAACAACTGGATTAAAAGCTGATGTACTTCCACCCACAGCAGAAGTTCCTGTAAAGAATTTTTTAGCAAAAGTAACTGTAGTTGCACCACTTCCAGAACTTGTAAGAATACCGTTTGTTGCACTTGAATTGTCAATACTTCTTTCGGTTCTTGCTTTAAATGTTAAATTTACACCTAATTCAGATATTGCCACGTTTTTATATCCACTATCATTTAAAACATCAATTTTAAAAGATAATGTTCTTGCAGTCATTTCTGTATTTGTGAAATTTTCAAAAGTTGTACTAGCTGTGCCTGTTTGACTTTTAGCAATTTGGAACGTAACTGTTGCGCTTTCCCCTGTTTCACCAGTACCAGTGAAATTACTTTCAGGCCAAGTATCCATCAAGTCGGTGTAATCATCCCATAAAGTAACTGAGGTGAATCCAGATTTTTTAATATGAGTTGACAAACCAAATCTAAAAGCCCCACCAAGATCAATGTCATTGGCGTTGAAAGTATAGTTCCCAGTTTCAGATATACCACCAGTAACAAGATCTAAAGTAGCAAAAGTTTCTGTAGCAGTTGTTAGATTATCTACATCTGTAAGAGAGTCAAAATTTGTTCCACTTGTAAGAACTAAGGCATTAAGAGAATTATCCTTAGCCATATTTACTTTCGCACCAGCAAAAGCTGAATCTTCCCTTATTGATAAAGTTTTATCATCACCAGCTACCAATTTATTTACAACAACAGAAGTTGCCAATGCAGATTCATTGCCAGCTACATCAACAAACTTTAATAAATACTCACCGTTTTCATAATTATTTATAACAATTTCTGTAGAACTACCATCCACATCTTTTAAGAAAGTTGAGCTTAAGTAAGATCCAGAACCATCAGTAGTAGGATGAGATTTTACTCTTACTAAGCCTCCATTTAAAACATCTTGATCCTCTGAAGGATCAAAAGTTAAAATTAAATTATTGCCACTTTCTACGCCTCTTAAATTTTGTACATTACCAATAGAGGAGTTAACAACACCAAAAGCATTCAAATTCCTTTCAGAAGCGTTAACACTTAAAACATCATTAGCCGAAACTGATCTTAGACTAAATTCATAAATACCTGCTGGATTATTATTAATAATAAATTGATTAGTGAATTGGTAACTTACAAAAGGGCCGTTTCCACTTTGTTTATAGCTAATTTGGTATTTTTTTGCTCCCTGTACATAACCAAAATCTAAAACAATACGACTTGTAGGTCTTCCGTTTACTACTATTAACTCTTCTTTTAAGCTTATAATTGGCGGTGGTTGTAATTCATCTAATAAGGTTGTCGGATCTCTTCCGATCCCATTTCCAAGATCAAGTCTGTCAATAAAAGTATATTTTGTATCGTCATAAGCAACTGCTGTTATAGAGAAAGTAAAATTAGTATTTTGTTTTATATTTGAAACTCTAAACTTTCTATGCTGTATGTTTCCAGTTTTAACTGCCCAAATCGTACCAGCTTGAGGTAAAGGATTTAATGCTGATGATAATGTTACCGTACTACCACTTACTGATTGAATTGTTCTTTCTTGCAATCCTCCCTCTTTATCAACTATTAAAAAATTATCACCAACAACACCAACTGTTGTATTAGTGCTGTCATCTACTACTAATACTGTTGAACTTGTAACTGTCTTAACTCTTCCACTTGCTCTAAAAGATTCTTTTAACCTATCAGCAATTTTTATTATGTGAAAAGGCTCTAACATTGACGCAGCTTCCAGACCACATTCAAAATTAACAACCTCACTTTCAAGTAAATTCGTATATAAAATTGACCTTCCAAGCCTTACTGCCTGACTCCTATCAGTTGTGTATAAAGCTTGGATGTTTGTTTGGTTTATACCATATTTAGTTTCAAAATCAGGATCTAAATCATTACTGCTAACAGAAATTTGATCTAGTTCTTGAATATTATTATTGAAATAAGCTACATTTACTTGAGTATATTTTTTATCTTTATCTATTCCAGAATAACTAAACTTGCCATCTACTACATTTGCATTAGTAAATAAATAGTTTGTTGTTGTTTCGGCTTTATCTAAAGCAATTTTGATTGAGCCATCTTTATAGTAAACAGTAGCTCTCATCAAACCTGCTATTTCTTTTATAAGATCTAAAGCTTTGCGTCTTCGGTTAATTACGCCATTAAATGAATATCTTGGAGTATCTTCACCAGTTACTGGTGTTGAACAATATTGACTTGCTGCATAAAAAGATGCTTTATCAATTTTAGCTTCATCTATTTGTAGGCCATATTCTTCTGTTAACAGTCCATATAAAATCCAAGCTGGATCAGTTGTCCAACGTTTTTTACCTGCATCATTATTTAAATCAACAAAAGTATAGCCAGTTGGATACAATAATCTTCCAGTAACGCTGTCAACAGGAACCGTTCCATCATTTGTGCCAATAGGAACTTTTACTTTGATGCCTCTTATTCTGTAAATTCTTTGTGGGATGCTAGGGAACTGCTCTGCTGAATAACGTAAACCTATATAAGCAGATTTAGGAAATCTTGCAGTTGTTGGACTTGCGTGTATTAAACTTTGCAATCTTGCAAAACTAAATTCAGTAAATCTTCTTGATCCTTCTTCATAAACATTTACTCTTTTTGTTTCTCTTCCTACTGATATATTTGCGAAAGGATCTCTTCCTAAACTATTATTAGATCTAAATTCAATGTCTTTTCTTACAACTTGAACTTCCAAAGGAAAATTTGCAGCTATAGCGGCTGTCGTGTTTCTAACATTTAAGGGTATATCAATTCCGTAATCTCTAGAATAAGGGCCAACTGAAATTGCTGCTAAAGGGTCTGCGTCAAAAGTTACTAATCGAGTGCCATTTGTATTATTTATTCTGATCTGTATATGCACCGCACCAGCTTCAAAACTTTTTATACCATGGTTTGTAAATTCATTTTTAAACGGGCCTTCGGTAACTATTAAACCTTGTGTACTTCCGTCAGTAGGATGTAACTGCCTTAAACTCTGCCAACTTAAAGTGACAATTATTGACGATGGGGTGTCATCTACATTGTTATCTTGCCCCGCTGCAACTGATCCAGTAACTTTATTTGCTTCCATATCTCTGTTATTATTAACTATATCGGGTGTTAAAGTTTCAGATCTTCTTAAAGTATCTATACCTCCCATTACTTGTTGATTATCTTTTCCTGTTCGTAGTGCTAAAGAAGTATTTATAATTGTCTGTTGCCCACCTGCATTTCTTATTGGTCTACCATTTATAAAAACATCTTGTTCTGCTAGTTCTAAATATTGTTTCTCATCAGTAGTAAGAGTTTCAATTTTAGATTGTTTTGGTGAAAAAAGTTCATCTGGAATCGCTACTCCGTTAGCTGATGGTGTAGCAAAACCTTCAATTTCAGCACCGTCACAAACTAAATCAAGAAAGGTAAAAAACTGTACTGCTCTTATAAAATTATCAGGCAAATCTTCACTAAGACCCATTTGGTGCTGTAATCTCTTATAGCTGTTTATTTCTCTAGCCATAATTTTTATTTAATACAATTCAAATATTATTTACTTCCACTGTATCAGCACCAGCACTTATAACCACTGAGCCAACCAAAAATTCACCAAAAACTAAAGGGGCAGCACCACCAGATTTTGTGGTATTTGTAGTTGCGCCACTTATAAATGAATTAACTTCTGGATCACTCTGTACCTCATTACTTGGAGGTGGAGTTGGGGCAAGCAAATCAGATACGAAACTTAATGCACCAACAGCAAGTGCGCCTTTTAAAGCTGAAGCAAAAGTTGCGCCTTTAGCAAAAAATCCCCCTACAAAACTTGTTAAGAAAGGTAAAAAGAAATTCCCACTTACAAGAGGCACTACTTTTATATCGCCCTCTCCTTTAATGACAAAGTTTTTAAAAGTTATATCAACATCATTCATAACAACGCTGTAGCAAGCTTCATTCAAATGTTGCTGACAATCTGGATAGTTTACCTTTATATAACTGTAAACCTGATCTACATTTGAAACATTTGCGTCAAATTCTTTCACTCCAGATAATTTTCTTAATGCACCATAAAGTTTAATTTTTCTAATCATTAATCTGTCTCCAAAAAACACCAGTTATCATCTTGTATAGAATAAATATACCAATCTGTCATGTACAGCTTACAATTTTTGATATCGGCTTCAGATGGATCTGCATTGCCTTCTACATGAGAATGAATAATAGCAAGTATATCCGCACCACTATCTTCACAGGCTGCATAATCTAAAGGATCTATAGCAAAGGTAACTTCTTCTTCCACATGGGATGCAATATTTTTACAAGGATAAAAAAATTCATTACCACCTTTTTCAACTAAAAAGCCACAGCCTTCTGCTGGTTGACATTCTATAAAATGTTTTTTGGCATCTTCTTTCCAAGTCATACAAAAACAAAAGTACCTGTAGCTGGAAATCTGTCTTTAGTAATTTGTTTTCTCGGTAAAAACAAATCCTCAAAATCAATAGTATTTACTAATTCAAAACTACATATTTCATTATTTTCAACTAATTTTTTATTAATTTGATATTTATGTTGTTCTAATTCCATATTTGTATTTGGTGTGCCAAATGGATTTGTATTATTAGCAAAATTATCAGCATCTAAAAAACGAGCCATCGTCCTAATTCTAACTATTTCAGCTTTTTGTAAATCATTGAAAGGTGTTATTTGATTTACTAATTCTATAATTGTAGAAAAATTACTAATAGTATTTGCAAAAGTAATTGTAGGTCTTGCCATAACTGTATTATCACCAGTTTCAAAACCTTCTATTTGACAAGCAACAGCAGTATATGTGTTACCTTGCCATTTAATATCGGTACTTATTTCATTTGTGCCATTATGAAATCTGTAAAGAGTAGTTGCATTTGAATTAGTTGAACTATAATGCAACCCAGATACCAAATTTAGTTGGAATAATTCAATTATTGAAATATTTTCTAGTTTTTGTAACTGTTCAATTGGGATAGTCATGGCTGAAACACCTCCTCAAAAGTTGCTGAAATGGTAACTCTATTAAGATAAGTATTTGTTCTAGTGTATTGATCGCAGATAAATGTTCTTGCTGTGCTTGTAGCTGGTGGTGTAAATGTAAAACTTTCACTGTTTTTTGCTCTTGCGTCAAAAAAATCTAAAATTTTATCACCATCAGCCAGAGAAACAACAAAAGTTAAACTATATGATTTAGGGTTTTGATTTAGACCAAAGGTGTTACGTGACTTATAGCCATCCCCAAATTGCACTGTAATAATTTTTGGGGCAGCAGTTTCAGTAGAGTTATAGGTAGGTGTTGTTGCACCTGCGGTAGTACCAAGTGTTGAATCGTCAAATGTAGCCATTATCTTAATAAACCTCCACTGCGTTTTTGCTTAATAATTTCTGCCTGTATTGCACTTGCAAGAGCCTCTCCAAACTGCTGTCCATCATTATCAGATTGAACATTTGAATTTGTAGCATCTACATTAATACTAATATTATTTGTGATAGAAGAGCCACCGATTTCTTGATTTGGCACAACAGTACCAGCAGAACGAGGAACAAAAAGCTCTGGACCTCGCTCGCCCACGACTGAAACTTTGCCAACAGGTGGCCTTCCACCATTTGCAAATCCAAGAAGTGGGCTTATTCCACCACCACCTGTAAATGCGTTAGCAAGACCTAAAAAACCACCACCTGAGGATTTTTTGCCACCACCAAAAAGATTACCAAAGAAACCACCAATTTTACTACCGATTCCAGAGACTGCACGTTGCATTGCAACCTCAACAAGTTTTCTTTTCAAATCATTCAAAACATTAATTGCAGCATCAGCTAATGATTGAGTTCCCATTACAGCATCAGTTAAATTACTAACAATTCCCTGCTCTACACTTTGGCCTATCTCCATAAATTTTTCGTTTAAAATATCAGCCTCACTTTTTACGTTTAACAATTCTTCTGCAAATTTTTGAGAACCAAGAGCTAAATCTGTTACTAAGAAACTTGTCTGACCTAATTTTTCATTTAAGAAATCCGAAGTGGTGACAGTTGATTCTATTGCTGTTGTAGTTGCGTTGGTTTTATTCTCAAGTGTTTTGACAGGTGCTTCAGTTTTTTTGAGATTTTTATTTAATGTATTAGCCTTGTCTCCTGACTCATTTAGATTTTCAGTAATTTTTTCGGTTTTTTGATTTTTTTCTTCAAGAAGCTGAACTTCTTTAATTTCTAAGGCTTCTTTTATTTTTCTTGCTTTTATTTCTTCAAATATTTCTTTTTCTCTTTTGCTTTCTTTACTGAAAGGCAATATAAACCTCTTCCCAGATTCTTGCTGCACTTGTTGTCTCGCTTCTTTTCTTGATTCCATAGCGATATTCGCCATGTTTAATCTTCCAACTTTATTTGCAGTTCCTACTCTTTCAACTAGCTTTGTTATCTGTCCAACCGCATCAATCGCAAGATTTAAAACTGTTTTGATTTCATCGCCAAGCTCCTCTCCAATTGATCTCGCTAAAGTTTCGACTGTATCTTGTAACGTGCTTAATCTTCCATTTAAAGTATCAGCTTGTGCAGATGCTCCTCCAAAAAACTCACCGCCTTCACTTGTTAAATTTACAATCGCCTGTCTGAATTGATCGGCACTTATCGCACCATCGCTCATTGCATCTGCCAAGGCTTCTGCTGACATTCCTGTCATCCTTTGTAGTTCTTCTGTTACATTTATTCCTTTTTCTAATAACATAATATTTTCCTCTTGCTGGAATTTGTTTTTCGCCACAACTTTACCTATTGCAAGTGATACTGAATTAATATCAGCCCCTGCCGTACCAGCAATATCAGCAATTCTTCGTGTCATGTCAGTCACTTTCTCAGTTTCAACACCAAAAGCTTTCATTCTTTTGGTTATTTCTATCAATTGACTACTTGTAAATGGTGTTACAGCACCGAAATCTTGCATTTCTTTTATTATTTCATTTGTTTTTTCTACAGACCCAGTTAAAACTTCTAAACTTTTTATTTGGCTTTCCAATTCTGCTGTTTTTCCAAAAACAAATTTAGCCGTGCCAACAACTGCTAATGCAGCAAGAAGTGGTTTTAATGCACTAACTAAACCTTTCACACCTGATTGTGCTGTTTTAGCAGAAGTTCCAGTATCTCTAATTGATTTGTTTGATTTATCTAAACGACCTTTTAATTTATCTGTATTTTTACTTAATTGTTTTGTCTGTTCATTAACTCTTTTAAGAGGATTTATGGCATTTGAAGCATCAACTATTAATCTGACTGTTGACTGTGCCACAAATAAATAAAAACCTTTACTCTATATTACCTCGAATTGCGTTTTTGTCGTTGTAATGCAGTTTTTTCTTCGTCAGTTTTTACTTCATAATAGGCAGCCCAATTAATAAGCTCTGCCTCAGTCATGTTCATTCTGAGTTCTTGTACTGTCTTACCAAGTTCTGTTGCTAGGAAAAACTCGAATCTAAACCAGCTATCCCCTTTTATTCTTTTTTTGCTGTATCAATATCAAGTTTGATGTCGTTTAAGAAAAGCTCTAAATCGTTTAATACTTTTTCTGGAAGGCTTCTCTGTAAAACAGGTGCATCTGACATATCAAAGGCTGGTGTTCCATCCTCTTTTTCAGCCATTTGACAAAGAAGTTGAGTTGATGTAACTAAAGCATCAGCATCAGGACCAGCTAATTGTTGTGCCTTTACTCTTGCATATCTTGTTATTGGCTTAAAATATAAAGTCATTACAACTTCATCTTTTGAGTTTTTTACGTCAAACTTACGTCTTGTGACCATTTCATCTTGAAATGCTCCAATTAAAACGTCTGCGGTTCTTTTTGTTGCCATAAAATTTAGGGTTGATTATTAAGTTTATTAGATAGCTGAAGTGATATCTCCAGATGGCTTAAATGTAATGCTAATAGTGTTTACATCACCTAAAGATGAATTTTGTTCAAAGCTTGTTATAAGACCACTGAAGCTGATTTTTGCAGATCCACTAGCACTATCAGGGAAAAGTTCAAAAGCTGCTGTTCCAGCGTCACCTGTAGTTAAAACACCATCAACAAAAGTTGCAGTTTCACCTGAAGCAGCATTGTCATATACTAATTCAGCAGTGCCTTCACCTTCAATCAGTCCACCTATAAATGATTTAAAAGTATCACCTTGAACAGTTGTTTCTTGGGTATCTTTGGTGATAGACATAGACCATGATCTTGTTCCTAGAACAGGGTTAACTGAAGAGCCACCGTCATCAAATTTGACTTGGCCTACATCACCTTTAACAGCAGCCATAACAATAAAAAGAAAGATTTATAATTATATTAACCTTTTTTCAGTAAATTTTCTATTATTCTTTTTATGATGTAAGTGCTTCATATAATTCAAATGTTATTCTAACCTGTGTTTGAAACTTGCCTTCTGGTGTTGCTGTTAATACTTCAGGGCCTACTGGTGGGTCAAATCGCACACCTGAAACAGTAATTCTATTGTATAAATCTCGCACCTTTTTACCAATAGTAAAATTAGCCCCTGCTCCTAATCCTTGAGCCGTATATATATTAAAAGTAGTAAGACCCACAACAAGGTTTGTTGCAGTAGTGGCAGAATTTGGTGCTTGCTGTGTAAGGTATTCACTTGATCCAAAACTTGTAATACATTGAATGTAGCGGTCAACAGTAGAGGCATCAAAAGGCACATTATTAAAAACTAAAGGAATTTTTTGACCTGACCTAAATTCATCATTCAACCTTTTTTCAATAGTTGCTCTTACTGTATTAAAGTTTGTAGCTGTCATTTTTACTTACCAAATTGTCTATTAATGTATTGTTGCAATTCTTTCCCAATAAGCTCAGGAAATCCAGCAACAGTTCCTTGTCTTGTCCTATACTGACCACCCCATGATGGTGGTAAGTTTACACCAAAGCAAACAGGTTCTGCATATACAAGATTATTAGTCACTTCTCCTTTAAATTTTTCTATTTTTGTCTGCCAAGCATTTCTTAACTGACCACCGCCTGTTGGCTCGCCTTGATATACAATCCTTACTGGCGTTTCTTTTTTTACTCTTCTAGTCCATTCAAGAGTCGTAGCTTCCACAACATCAACAACTTTTTCTTCAAAAAAATCATCAATTTGATCTACTCTGATTTGTCTCGCCATAATTACCTCAAGAAAATATCAAAAGTTATATCTGTATTATCTTGTTCATTGACATTAATTTGGATGATCTTATATTCTGTGCCACTTATAATCACTCGGTCAAATGTAGTTGGAGTAAAAGTTATATCGCCAGCAGATATTATTAATCTTTTATCTTGACTAGAAACCAAATCAGTCACTTCAGCTTTTGACACATTAGATACCACGCCTTTTATACTGACATCTGTTTTGACTTCACTCATTGAGCCAGTAGTAGGATTATATATACCAGTGGTTATTCTTCTATAAATAATATCGCCACCAAGAACTTTGATTGTTTTTGAAGCTGCTTTTTTTAAGGCGTTAGCAATACTCATAAGTAATATGCTATAACTTGACCACTAGCTAAAGTAATACTTGTAATAACACCACAAACTTCAGATGAAGCCTTCATTGTGATGCCATTTATAGTAGAAGATCCGTTTTCTGTAATATTTTCCGCAACAAAAGTAGCACTTGCATCTGTCAAGCAATGAACCTTTCCAAATCTGCCTGTGTGAGCATTTGTATCAGTAATGATAATTGCTGCTGGATATTCGTAAGCCATTAGTTAAGACCTCTTGATTGATAAGTTTGCTCTTCCACCTATTCTAATACCCATTAGATAGTGGTCAACGATTGGTGGGATTCTATCTATTCCTACCGCTCCATAGAATCTTGGAGTTACATCAATATTACCAATAGTGACAGTGTTAAAATCTTCAAGACCACTAAGACCAATACCATCTTTGTTGTTATTTAGATAAACAGCAAGAACAATTTGGGCGTGTTTTACACGATCTGGGATTTCAGTGTCGAGGTAATAATCAGCTACTAATCTATTTGGAAAGCTCAAGCCATATAGGTTTGTATATGTGTCAGGTTTCCTAACTCCTGATCTAGGCCATTCAAGTGCCTGTGTGTCGGCAACTCTAGCACCTAAAAACTTTTCACGATCAATTCTTTGAGTTGATGTAAATAGCGCCCTGTTTTTTTGGTCATCAGTACTACTTGCCCATGCTGTCACGTCATCAGATTCTGTAAGCCCATCTATAAAAGCTTGAGCCTCAGTCAATGTGACATAACTGTTAGCTGTAGCACTACCGACTGTTGCTGTTATTGAGATCGCCATTTAATTTAACCTTTTTGGGTTTTGTTTTTGGTTTTGGCTTATATGTGGAAACTGAAGCCGCCTTTTGAGCAGCTTCGTTCTGTTCCCTCATACGCCTAAAAGCGTACATTCCCATTAACTTGAAGCGCCCTTAAGAGCAACAAAGTTAATTACAATCGCTTCACTTAGTGAGCCAGCAGATACGTTAGCAACAGTCACTTTAAAAGATCCTGATGCCATAGTATTGGCGTTTACTAAATATGAACCAGCAGTTCCAGCAGATCCATGACAAGCCACAACAACATCAGTTGCTGCAATCTTGCTATTTGTCACTGTGAAAGTTACTTCTGCCGCAGCCGCTAAAGCCGCAGCGTTCATTGTGATTTGACCTGACTCTGTGTTTAGAGTTACACCTGTTGATTTGTCAGTGGCCTGAGTTACAGTGCCGCCTGTTGTTGGGCCTACTAAAGACCCAGCAGTTACATCAAATAAAGATGGCATGATTAATTACCTCTAGTCGTTATTAGAAACAACGGTAGCTCTTACGATACCGATATTCTTTGTTTCATAGACTTTCGACCAAGAGCCTACAGTTTCAAGAACTGTTCTATTTGGGTTAACAGTTGTTACTGCATACTTCAAACCTACTGGATGGTAGATGTAGTGAAGATCAACAGCCATTGCTTCTTCAAGAGCAAGAATATCTCTGTCAGTCTGTGTTCTGATTGGAGCTTGCTCACCAGTAACAACAGCACCAGCAGTGAACATAAATACTGAATACTCAGTAGATGATCCAGAGCCTGTTGTAGGAATATCGTCAGAAACGATAACTCTTAGACCCATGAATGTTGGAACTGTTGGACTACCAAATGCGTTTTGGATAGAACCACCTGAAGCTGTAGCAGCACCACCATTAATGTCAGTAGCTAGAACAAAATCAACTGCTCTTCTTTCAACAAGGTCGTAATAGCACTTGCTGTGCATTGCAATTGTTGTAAGCTTACCGCCTTGATCGCCTAGTAATGACTGAGCTTTTGCAACGTGTCTAGGACTTAACGCTGTTGGTGTATCACCTGACTCAGAATCAATAGTTAAATCAAATAATGCTGAACTGCTTGAGTTTGCATTGATAGAACCAAAAGCACCAGTTAAGCAAGAATATAAATCCTTCTGTTTCTGGTTGTTTACATACGCAGCCATTTTCTGAGCAATAGCAGCCATAGGATCTGTACTGCTACCAACTGCAAGACTAGCCAAATCTCTAGAACTGAAAGCACGACCTCTATGTAAAACAGCAGCGATCTGGTTATCAGCTTGGATTTTAGATGGAGTTAGTGAAGTTGAATCTGAAAGAACCTCAAAATCTCCTGTTAAGTTTGCTTTATAAAAAGGTATTTTTACAAAGTCGCCACCAGCGGTGGAAGATAGATTTAACTCTGCCAAAGGTTGCACAACCCCACTTTGTAGAAAGCTATCTGTCTGAGTAGTAGCCTCAATTAAGTAGGGTGTAAACACCTCTGGAATAATTAAATCACTGCGAACTGTCGCCATGTGAATTAATAGATATGTTTACTTCGAGGCACAACCTCTGACATGGCACAACCACGTTGTTTATATACTAACCTGTAACTGCGTTTTTGAGCATATTATATTTATTAATATCTGTTCTGTATAACCTAGCTTGCTCTGTAAGGTTAAATGAATCAGGTGCAAATGGGTTTTTATCATTAGAAACAAACTCAGTCTGTACCTTTGTTGTCGTAGCTCCACCGCCTTGTGGTCTTGGATTTTTTTGCACCCATTGAGGCATTTGAGACATTGCCCATTCTTTTACAGGTGTTCTGTTATATCCATCAACAACAACAACTGTCCCATCTGCTTCCCTAGCAAGCTGTTCCTTACTTATACGACTTAATACATATTGAGGATCATGTACAACATCAGCCAATGCTGTTACTGCTGGAGCTTCAACTTCAAGCTGTCTTTGCCTAGCCTCTAGTTCTTGTATTTTTTTGTTCTTGGCTTCTTCTGCGTCACGATATTGCTGTGCCTGTTTAGCAATGGCCTCATCATATTTGCCTTTAGCCTCAAGCTCTTCCTGTTCTTTTTTCTGCTTGAAAGCAATCAAAGCGTTAACATCTACATCTTGAGGA